TAAATGATCCAAGAGCAGCTTGTAAAAGGCCAATTGATCCTGTAACTGTTTGGGTAGATTCTCTAGCAAAGTTTCCTGCATACTGCTCTGTTTTTTCAAAGAACATCTGCATTGCAACCTCTGCTTTTTCTGCGTTCGTTGCAGATGCCCAGGCAAAGTCAAGGCCCTTGGCAAGAGCATAAGCTTCGATGTTTGTGGCATTCATGGCAACACCCAGATTATCCATCATGGTGAAGTTTCCTTTTGCTGCACCGGCAACAGAATCAAGTGCAACCTGCATGTCAATACCCATGACTGATGCCATGTCGGCAGCCCTTTGCATGGCCTTTTCTGTCAGCTCAAGACTTTTTCGTTGTTCTACCCCAGACCCTTGAAAGAGTGCGCCCATCTTGTTGGCAGTGGCTAGATACTGACTTTGTGATACTCCCATGTTTTTATATGCTTCTTCACCAATTTTCTGAATTGAGGCTGCATATTCTCCAAACACCGCTTCTGACCCGCCAAGATTCTGTTCCAGTTCACCAAACTGCTGAACAATCTCCTTACTAAGTTTTATTGTTGCAGCTCCTGCAGCTACAGCCACTGACCCCATGGCAGCTCCTATACCTTTAAGGATTCCGCCAAACTTCTCAAACCTTCCACCTGCATTATCTGCAGACTCACCGGCTTCTTTTAGTTCATCACCAAGATTATCTGCACTGTCTGCAGATTCTTCTAGTTCCTTCTCCATCTTATTTAAATCTGCATTGGCATTATTTAGTTGTATTTGCCAGGCTTTCGTTCTTTTATCGTTCTCCCCAAAGGATTCGGCAGCATTTTTAAGAGCAGCCTCCAAAGTACGAATTTTATCTTTTTGAGCTTCAATCTCTTTATTGAGAACTTCATTTCTTGCTGTAACTGCCTGTAAAGATTTGTCCTGCTTATCAAACTGGGATGTCACCAGATTCATTTCAGAACCAAGCACCTTGAAGTTCTGATTGATTTCTCGAAGAGCATTTTTGAACTCTCGCTCTCCTTCTATCCCTATTTTTAAACCGAAATTGTTATCAGCTGCCATCGTAACTCACCTCCTTCAGGGCATGAAAAAAGGCACCTCATTTTGAAGCGCCTACACAAAATTGTTTATTTTAAAATGCTTCAGTATTTGTTAAATAAATATCTGCTAATATCTCCATTAGTTCATCAAAGGATGTATTACTTAATCCTAAATTTTTTAGGTCTGGTCTATCATCATTAATCAGCTCAATAAATTGTTTGACATCATCTTGAATTTCTTCTGCTATTTCCGCTCGACAAGAAGGTGTCACATTAGCAAGCAATCTGAACACATCATTTTTATGTTTTTTAATATTTTTAGAATCTACATGTTCTCCATTTGCTTTCTTTTCTTTCATGTCAAGCCAAGCTTTAATTTTAAACAAAATTACAGTTTCAATATCAAGAACAGAGTAGCCATCTATTTTTCTTTTGCCCTTTACTAGAGTTTCATAGTAAACATTATTTAACAAAATTGCTGACAAACTTATAATACTTTCATCAATATGAATCGGCGTAAGTCCACCGTCAAACTTTAAATTCAGATTATCAGGTTTACGGCTAAAAAGTTCAATCATCTTTGGATATTCTGTATTCTTCGGTTCTGTGAAACGATAGAACTGATTCCCCCCGCTACTCTTTTCGCGATGCACATAACCACCATCTTCAATAAACTTCCAAAACATCTCACCAAAAGATGCATCTAGTGCCTCTACTATTAAAACAATATCTAAATCTTTTGTTGCTCTAAAAGGCGCTCCCAATTCTTCCATAAGAATATCACACGCAGTTCCGCCAATAAAAACATATTTATTCCCGTGCTCCCCAAAATACTCCCTGAATTTTTCTAACCCGTGTACCATATCTCACCTCGCAAAATTTCCTCTAAAGCCTGCTCTACTCTTTCATCTTTTTTTTCTTTTAAAGAACTATACAAAGACATTAAGTCCACATATTTTTTATCTGTAAATAGTTTAGGATCATAACTCCATATCTCCAATTCTACTAGTTGCTGGTCCTTAATCATATCCTTGTTACTAATAATCTTTAAATCTTGTTTATTTAACTGACTATGGCTTATTGCTCTTATTGGATGTGCAGGAGGATTTATCATTGATAGCTCCGCCAATGCATCAAGCCCAGCAATCAAAGCACCTATAGGTTTTTTTTCTACATAAACAACCTTCTTAATAGGAGATTTCATATATACCTGGCCTATTTCAAAATACTCTGGATCTGGAATCCGTTGATACTCCTTGCTCCGTCCTGTCTTACCACCAATTTTACATCTGATTAGTTTAGCATCATACAAATCATTCAATGCACGAGAAGCAGTCATCACTGAAAAATTCATCTTTTTTGCAAACTCAGTAGTATTGACTACAACATCCTTGTTATACAGAAAATAAAGGTATGCTAGTTGTGTAGATGTAGAAAAGTTTGTTGTCTTCTCATCAACATATTGAGTCACCTTTTTTAAGTCAAGACCTAAAAAGGGTAAGAATATCTGCCCATCTTCAATAATAAAAGGAATACGGTTTTTAATCAAACTCTTTCTTCTATAGCGGGTAATCTCCTTGTAGTAAAGTACAATTTCCTTATTTGCTAATTCTTTAATTCGTTTAATATGTTTTTTTATAACATCAATAGCTGGTGTTTCATCTCGAACTTCAACCAATATACATGGGACATTAAGAATCATCATCTCATAAAAATTGTAAAAATTTCTCAAAAAAATAGGTAGTTTATTTTTATTTAACCACTGTGTTATAGTAATATGATCATCAATATTTTCTATCAAATACCGTTCTATAGTTAGCATCATTTAATCACCTCCTAATATAACATTTTTTGATTTTAATATAACACTTGTTGTGTTATATTGCAAGTTAAAAATGTTATATTAGGTATTAAATTTAATTTTTTATAGTTTAGCTTTATTATCAATTGGTTTTGTCATTTTACACCGAAATCACCTCCGACATTTTTTAGAATTGTCCTTTGAGTTCGTATACATTAAAGTTTTACGAACATTATCCAAAACCTACCATGACCACATTTTTTCATTTATTTATAATGTAACAATATAACTTTAAATGTAACATTTATATTGTTATATTTAAAGTCTAAGATGTTATATTAAAGTGTATGGCTTTCATACTAATATTTTTTAACATGAAATTCATTTTCAAAATATTCTTTTACTTATTTCCACAGTATAATTTTTCTTCAAGGATATTATCACGGATATTTTACACGGACAATTTTCACCGACATTTATACCGACATTTTTTAAATATGATCTATATCCCCACTGGAATCACATCATCAATAAAATATCCCCTTCTTGGTTTTGAGATACCTATAAACTGCTTATGGCATTCCCAAAGGTCCAATAAGTATCCAAGTGGCATTAGCCACACTTCTTCTTCCCTACGGTTTAGATGAGCTGTTCCATAATAGATGAGTCGGATAAACAACTCTTCATCGCTTATCCGACCTCCACGTTTTTTGAAGATTCACTCTCAATATGTCTTTTTGTTCCCTTCATCATGCTGGCCATTATTGCATTCTTATAATCAGCCAGCTCAAAGGGAGTGGTAAGAAGCTCCACATCATCTTCCTTTAGAAGCTCTTTCTTGTCCTCCTTATTTCTTAAATTATGAATTAATATGGATTGGTTAGCAAGTAGCGTAATCAGCCATACCACCTCATCTAAAGCCATTTCAAAGTCCTTAGTGTTCATAAGCTTTGTACCTAGATTTTCAAGTCCGCCATAGCGCTTAGCTATTTCTTTAGTGGCTTTGGTGGTAAGTATCAGTTTATATTCATCCCCGCCTATATTAATTACAGTGCTTCTTTCATCTGCTGCAAAATCTATAACCAATGGTTTATTATCTTTTATCTCATTAACCAACTATAATCATCCTCCCATTAAGATACAATAACCGTTGCCACTTCAGTAGTAACATCATCTGCTCCAACCAAGCTTAATACACAGTAGTAGTAATAACTCCCTACAGTTAGATCAATAGGAATATCTAAACTTGCAGATGTTTCTCCATTGATTGGTGTTCCACCTTCAGTAGACGCTGTGCTATTTTCATACCACTGATAAGTAATTGGATTGCTTGTATTTCCACTTGCTACTACGGATAAGCTTCCAGTGATATTTCCCTCTGTTACATTAGTTGTGCTGGCAGGCTGAGTAGTAATAGTAATAGTAGGGGTTATAACAGTAAAATTCGGCTCATACACAGTTTCAAACCAGTTCATGATTACTTCATTAGATACTCCATTTTCCCCTTCTGTCACTTCAGCCTTCCAGGGATGCTTGTTTTCTCCATCAAGTTTATTTCTCCTAAATACAGTACCCTCAATAGTAGGACTGCTAAAGGTAATGGAATCTCCCTTTGTAGCAAGACTGGTAGTAGGAATGCTAAAGATAACACGGTAAAGCCAAAAGTATCGGTATTTTCCGTTAGACTTCTTTGCACGAAAACCCACTGCCACTGGACTTCCCCCATCTTCACTTCTTGATACTACTACGTTATTACTATCTATTTTACATCCGGTTAAATCCTGAGCTACTACCGGGCCTATATCATCAATACCTAGAGTTAATGATCCACTTTTAAATTCTTTTACTATCTCAGATGCTCCATCATCGGCGTACAAAATTGCTTCAATAAGCTCTACACTTAATTCAGCTGTCATAGCTTTTGCTAGCACCTTAGGAACGTCGT